AATTAGCTTGTTCAACTCTTCTTGTTGTATTATCTACTGATCCACCAATATAAGTTCTTAAAACAAATGCTTTAGTTCCAGGTGATGCTCCTGTTAATTCAAAATAAAGTCCATTTTGAGTTCCAAAATAACCAACACGTTGTCTTAAGTTTGCTTTAGGAGTATTCATTACAAATGTCATAAGAGCAAGTAAACCTTTACCTGGTTGATAAAGCATCGATCTATAAGATTGTCTAACGACTTCAGCACCAGATGCAGTTGTTACATCTAATCTAACAGATGATTCATTTGGTAAATATGTTGTGGATCCTCCTGTTGCAGTAGAAGTGTCAAATTGATTATCTATTGCATATCTATTTTGAGAATCAAATAATGAATAAGGTTGAGATGTTCTTAATCTACCAAATGCATCTACATTAGTTCCATTTATACTTACTGGTTGTGTAGTAACATTAATATTTTCGCAACTCATTAACAGCCAAACCTTAAGTTAAACCAAGTAAATCTTTCTACTTGTTGTTTTAAATCTTCTTGAAAAGAAAAATTTAATTGATCTTTTAGTGTCTCTAAAGCTTGTAGAACTTGTCTTTGATTATCCGGTGAATACTCTTGACTTGGTTCTGGTATGTACGTTGTAATTTTTGCCATTATCTTCTTCCATCAGGTTGAATGTCTACTCTAAATAATCCATATCTCCAGTTTTCATCTACAGATTCATTTTCAACTTTAATACTCATTAATCTATTTCTTGCTCTAGTATCTATCTTAGTTGTAGATGAAGTTACAGTATAAGGTCCCAACATCTGACTATTTTGTGTTTGAGATGGGTAATCTCTTAACAATAATGTTACTTTAGCATTTCCATCAAGTATTTTAAAGTCTGGTATAAATCTATTTATCTTCATTAAATACTGACCATCTCCTTCTATATCTAGATCAAAGTCTCCTGATTCAATATATGCAGGTATAGCTGTTTTAACTCCAGTATAACTTACTTCATTAACACCAACCTCATGTTCATAATAAGTAAATGCACCATATGTATTAGTTACACCATTAATAACTGGAAATGTTGGTGTTGCAGTTGATAACCATTTTGTAGCGTACGGTTTATCATATGTTTGAGCATCTGAATAAGTTGTTCTAGTTAAAGACATTGTAGTCCAAGTATTTTCAACGAAGTTATAAACTACTGATGCATTAACCTGTGTTGAGTTGTTTGTTGGATAAAACCAAATTACTTCATTATATAAACTATTATGAGAACCATAGACAATGTCTGCAGCATTGTAATTTATACCTGGATTATCTCCACCCGTTGTAAATACATAATCTTCAACTAACGATGGTAACTGTTTAACAGTACCGTCGTATACAAAAAATCCACCACCAAATCCCATCCAGAATATTGCACCTTGTGCAAATACGATTGAATGCTGACCAATACATCCGCAGTTTGTACCAACCTGTCTTATTGAAAAGACGAAAGGTGGTCCAACAAATTGCATAACATAAGCTGCTTGATCCGTTAAAATAAATATATAATCTTTACCTTGTACAGCTCCTACAATATAATTCCCTGTGTCTAATCTAAATGTACCTGCAGTATTTGTTGCAGTTGGTAACCAAGTATTATAATCTTCTTGGTTTGAAAATCTTATAAACATAGGATCTTGAGTAGAAGGTGATCCAATTGTAGTTTCAGTTCCAAGTAAAATTAAATGTCTATCTCTATCAGATACAATTGAGCAAGTTGATTTAGTTGGGGCTCCTGCTATTACAGTTGCTCTAATATTTAAAGCTCCAGATGCCGCTGGATTCCAAGAATATGTTTTACCGTTTTTAATAGTTGCAATTAATATTTGTCCGAAGTTATCAAATGACCAGTTCGCTGGGGATAAGACAACGGTAGGTGATGAGGATGCTTCACCCCAAGCAACTGTACCCCAAGTAGATGTTCCCCATCCATAACCATAAGTTTGATTAACAGGTCCTACAAATACATAAGGAGTTGTAGTTAATGTTCCACCTGCAGTAACTCCAGTCCCTGTTTCAGCTGTAGCCATTGTAATTCTAAATGTAGATGAAGATGGAACTGCAATTACTTCAAAAGTATTTGTCGTAAAATTTGCTGATGTAAAACTTGTAGTAGTGGGTCCTGGTGTTGTAACACCTGTAAATATAATATAATCACCAACTGCAAGTCCATGACCTGCCTTATTAATGGTAACAGTTGTAGATCCTGTTGTTGATGTATAAGTACATGCAGTTAAAGCTGTACCAAGTGGTGTAATATCGTAAAATGCACCTTCATAATAAATAGCTAATATTTTATTAGTTCCAATAGCTGCATATTTATTTCCACTTAAATCTGTCCATGTGTGCTGGGCTCTTGCAACACCTGCTAGTGTTTCAGGTGTTAATTGTTGCCAACCCCCTATTTTTTCAGGGTAGCCATAACGAAAACGAATAAAATCACCATCAATCCACTGACCTTCTGCGGCAGTTGCGGTATCTTGTTTGTTAAATCCAGCTTTTATTGGTATCTTTTTTAAAGGCATAAGGGTTCTTATACCCCATATCTATATAATTAACAATAAAGAGTTATTTACTCTCTATTTTAGTATCCGTAAATGTTTGTTTATTAGCGACATCTTCTTTAAATTTTAATTGCCAATCCATAACCATTTTAACAAGATTGTTACCGAAATGTTTTAAATTTTCATCTGATAAATGTAATTTCCCTTTTCTAAAAAGAGTTAATCTTTCTTTCCAAGAAAATTCTATATCGCAAGATCCATTATCGTATTGTTTAAATTTCATAAATTTATTTAATTTTGTTAACCCATTTAAAGGAAGAAGGATCCTCCCAATCTGATAATGCATCTAGGTTGAAAGCAATTGTGATTCTTTCTATATTATCTGTTATTTTTGCAACACTGTGTTTTAATAATGGATGAAACAAAATATATTTCCCTATTTCTTCTTTAATTAATAAATCATGTTCTTTAAAATAAGTACCAGGTCCATTATCGGATAAATACAATATACCACAAAAACCTGAAGTTCCTCTATGGTCATGTTCAGCGACTTCTTCATTTATTTTACATAAATTTCCCCAAGCATCTTTAATTATAAAATTATCTTGAAATACAATTTTTATATTTTCTTGAATTATTTTTAAAAAATTTATAAAATCTTCATTATTTATTAAACTCTTGAAACCTGTAAAGTGTCCTTTTACATTTGTTTGATAGCTTAATTTTTCATCTTTATTTTTTTTTACAAAATTTATTAAATTATTTATTATATTTTTATCATTTATTTTTCCAGTTAAAATATAGGTTGGGTTTAAAATTTCTTTAACTTTTAATTCAAAATTCATTTTTGCATACCATATAACATTCTTTTATCTTTTACCCATTCTTTATTTACTCCGTTCTTATCCACATAATGTAAAAATGTTTGTGCATGCCAATCTCCTTTAAATTCTTCTCTCCAGTGTTCTATTTCGCAACCTAGATAAATTGCAGCATCTCCTGGTTCCATATTTATTTCTGTTCCATCCATAAATATGGGCCATTTATTTCCATCTGATCCTATCATTACTGTGACACTTATTTCACAAGCTGGTCTGTCCTTGTGTTTTTTTAAATCTGCATTGGTTGTATACATTCTCCAAAAAGCATAAGTAGGTAATAATTCTAAACCAGTTTCTTTTTGCATTAAATTTAATTTATTTATCATTAAAGACTCCATTAATGGATCTCCATAAAAATAAGTATCTCCATTATCATTTTGTTGAAAATCAAATGAATCAAAATTTACCCTATGTTTAATTCTACAATAATCGGTTAATAATTTAATTTCTTCAATAGTTAAAAAATTTTTTATTAATTTATATTTAAAGTCTCTTATAGTATTCATAATTTTTCAGTTTTAAAAGCTAGTGTAATTCTATGAAAATTTTTTTCTGTTGGAGCTAATCCTTTATGCATTATAGATGCTGGGAATTTAATCATTCTATTTTGAATAAATTCAATCGAATTTATTTTATTATTTTCTATAAATTGAAATTCACCAGAATTTTTTTGTAATGTTTTTGAAACCATAATTAAATACGTGGTGTCTCCATCATCAATATGAAAATCTCCATCCATATTATTATATTGTATATTTAAATAAACTCTTAAAATTTTGATATTTTTATCAAGAATTGTACACAGAAAATTTATTAAGGGATTATTTACGTCAAAATTATGATAATAAAAACCTATATCACCTTTAATAGAAGTTTGTCCATAATAATGAGGAATTTTTAAAAAATAATCATGTAAAAAATTAATTAAATTTTTTTCTAAAAAATTATCTACTATTTTTACAGTGCCCATGCTACAACTGAATACCTTTTTCCTTTCGTAACTGGTTTAACCGTATGAGGATATAAAAAATTACTAGGCCAAATTATCATTCTGTTAGGCTTTACTTCTACTTCCCATTCACCACTTCCATCTGGATTTCTAAAACAAAGATTACCACCTTCATAGTCATTATTCAATAATAAGATACAACTCATTGTTCTTGGAACGGCCGCAAAATGATCAACATGCCAAGTATAAAAACCTGTGTTTTCATATTTTAAAATTTCAATATCAAAAATATTCTTATATTCATAATCTAAAATATTTGCATCGAATTTATATTGTATTAAGTTTTTATTAAAATAACTATATAATAAATTAAACCAATGAACATTTGAAATAGAATTATTTAAATTTGATAATGGTAACGTAAAAGTTCTTCTTATATTAAAATCTATTTTATTTTCGTTACCTCCCCCAATTTTAGTTTCTTCAAATTTTGAAACATTAGAAAAACGTATTAAATTAGATAAGGTATTCCAAGGTAAAACTTCATCATAAATTTTTATAAAATTTTTTATTTCCATGATTTCTTATTCCAATACTTATCTTTATATATATTTAATATCTTTAATCCAAAAAAAATCCTTGAATTTTGAATTTCTTTTTGTTTCCTTGGAGATATTGTCATTTTCCAAGAATCTCTTTTAAAGGGGATTACTTGAACATAAGGTGTTCCTTTTTTTATAAGTGTCTCAAGAACAGGGTATTTATCTCCATTTATAACAATTGGAAAATTTATTTCATTTGGAAAAGTATCTGTATCTACTATTCCAGGTATTATAGAAAATCTATCATCTGAATTATTTAAAGGAGGTACGAATAAACAAGAATAACCTTTTGGTGTTTTTATTTTCCATGGATTCATTATTTTATAAAAAGGTAAATTTTTATTTTTTTCAATAAAAGGAGACCCTTCTACTTGTTTTATAAAATGAATATCTTGTCCTGAATTTAAATTTATACTTTTTGCAACAAGAAGTGGTGTCACATCATGTAATCCAAATGTTTGAAAAGAATCTTTAAATTCTTCACCTTTTTCATTTTTATTATTCACATTATGTCTGACGTTAAAATCTTGAGATGTTTTTAATAAATAACCAGAGGTTAGAGTATCTAAAAAAGGCATACAACCTTTTATGGTTTTATTTAAAATAGTGTGATCTAGTTTTTTATACCACTCTGGTATATTTAATTTTATAGGAGTTGGATAATCTTCTTTAAGTGCAAAGTAATCTTCGTGTGCACTGAACTCTATTTCTTTATCAAACATGCTAACTTAATAGCATTTTCTAAGGGATTTGTAAAATATTAAATGAGGATTGGTTTTGATCTTTAAAATACTGTTCTAAGGATTTATTTAAAGGATATGTAATACTATCTAAATTTAAAGAACTTAGTTGATTACTGTAATCATTCCAACGATTAAATAAGGGGTGATTTTTATTATTATCTGTAAATTGTTTAATAATATTTTTAAAATTATCAATGTAATTTTGTAATTGTTTTTTTTCAGTAAATAAATTTATATTATCAATGTAGGTAATAGTGTTATTATTGTATTTTATTGCAGTTTTATTTCCATGTTTCACTGAATCAAAATTAAGTTGTGACTCTTCAATTATTTTATAGTCAGTTTGAAAAATATTTAAATTATTTAAATCGCTTTGATTTTCCGCAATTTTGTAAATTGTTCCTTCAATATTATCTAAATTATTTAAAAAAATAAAAAAAGCCATAAATTATGTTCCTGTGTTTTCAAAAACTACTATAGCACCAGGACTTCCAGGAGATCCACCAATTCCAAAACCAGGACCTACGGCTCCAGCACCACCCGCTGATCTGGGCGCTCCTGTAATAAGAGAAGTTGCAGGATTACCCCACGCTGGAGCAGTAAAATTAGCTCCAGGAGCAGTTCCAGCACTCCCAGTTCCAGGACTTTGAGGACCTCCACCTCCTCCATTAACTGTTCCGACATTAGTAAATGTTGTTGCACCACCTGCATTACCTGATTGACCTTGTGTTGGTCCACCATTGCCTGCAGCACCTACGCTAAACGGTTGTGAAAAAGGTTGAGTAATAGGTTTGTTGTAAAAACCGTAACCACCAAAACCGCCAGTCGCTCCACTCTGCCCAGTTCCTCCATTTGTTCCACCACCTCCTCCTCCGCCTGCCCACAAATAAGCACCTAGTCTATTTGCAGTTGGTGATGCTGTCACAGTTCCTGATGCAGGTCCTACTAACGCAACAAGAGGTATAGCCATTCCAGCTCCAGCTGATCCAGAAGATGCACCAGTAATACGACCATCAGCATCAACTGTAATAGTAGCTGATGTGTAAGTTGCAGGTGTTACTGCAGTTGCAATTAATTGATTTGATCCAACAGAGTTAGCTGCAAGTTTAGATTGTGTAATTGTTGATTGTGTAATTTTAACTGCTGTTACAGCATTAGTTTGAAGTTGTGCTGTTCCAATAGAATTAGAAGCAAGTTTAGCTTGTGTAATTGTTGAGTTTGTAATTTGAGCTGCAACAATTGATCCTGATAACGTAGAAAGATCTGCGACTTGAATATCTGATCCATCAGCATATAAAATTTTAATTCCTTTATCTGTTGTAGACCAAGTTTGTCCTGTACCAGTTGATGCGTATTTAAATTGAACTGTAAATGCACCTGTTGTTCCATTTGATACAATCCATGTTTTTTCAATTCCGTTTGGAACTGTTACAACTTGATTTCCTGTGATTGTTCCTGTTAATTTTATAACTGCATTTCTAGCTGTAGCTAATGCATTTTGTGTCATTACAAGTGCTGTAGTTTGAGCACCTCCTGCAATAGAAATACTTTCATATCCAGCAATTGCTTGTTGGACTACTACTAAATTTGTATTTGTAATTTGACCCCATGTACCGGCGTTTTCGCCAGTTGCCATTAATTGTATTGCTAGATCTGTAGTATATGTAGATGCCATACTTTAAATTCCTTTGTTTTTACTCTTATTAAAATATTTATCAGTTTTTGTCAATTAATGCAACCCCTATATTTATGCTGCTACTTCTGTCCAATTTATGGATTGTCCAGTATTTACAGGAGCCCAAGCACTTACATATAACTGACCCGTTGAACCTGTCAAGTTATTTCCTGTTAAATTTACAGGAGTATTTAAAACAACCGTTACAGAACTTACAACTGTTGTTAAATTCTGACCTGTTACATTTACAGGTGTATTTAAATCTATTGTTACACTATCTAATGAAATAGTTAATTGTTGGCCTGTTACATTAACTGCAACGGCTATATCTATAACAACATCTCCTTGAAGGGTTAACTCTAATTGCTGACCAGTTACGTTGGCGTCAGGACCAGGATCTACTGTACCAAGAGATGTAATAAGTGGATTTTCAAATACTGGAACTTGAACGGATCCTCCTGCAGAAACACCAATATTACTTTCTAAAGCATGAATTAATTCTTCACCAGTTAAAGTAATATTTGAATCTCCTGTAATAGATACAGAATTTAAAGATGTATTTAATAATTGCCCTGTTACATTTACAGGAGTTATTAAATCAACAGTTGCGCTTCCTTCAAATGTAGAAAGACCAATATTTTCTCCCCATCCAAGTTCACCCCAACCGTTAGACCCCCATGTTGTAGGTGTTCCAGGAGCTGTTACTGGTACAAATACAGTTTCAAAAGCAGTAACGCTATCTAAAGTTAAATTTGCTAAATTAGTTGTAGGAGATGCACTTCCATCAATTGTAAAAGAAATAGAGTTTGCATTATAACTTAAAAGTAATTGTGTTTCTTCAGATGCAGGGACTTGAACAGAACCTCCTGCGGAAATTCCAATATTACTTTCAAGAACTTTAACTAATTGTTCACCTGTTACTAAAACAGTGACATCATTTTGTCCACCAAAGGTTCCTGCACTCCAATTTAATTCGCCCCAAGCTGAATTGGCCATGCCAGAGTACTCCTATTAAGAGATTCTGATAATAGCGGCTGTACTTGTAAAAGCTGGGAATTGAATAGTGAATGTTCCTGCTGTAGCTGTCTTATCAGTTACAAAGTTTAATACTGCAACTGCAGCATTGCTAAACGATGTATTATATATCAATGCACCTCTTGCAGTCAATGTAACGTTCTGAAAAGATAAATCAGCAAAATCTGTGAAAGCAACAGTTGATACAACTGATGTTCCAGAATTTACCAAAGGTAATCCAGTCGCTGTGTAATTAGTTCCAGAAGAACTTACTTCACCACTTGATGTGTATGAAGTTGTTGCCGCACCTAGTGTTGCAGTTGATACATAAAGAGCTAACTTGAACTTATCACCACCAGCACCCGCAGTTGAAAAATCTTGATCACCGTCTAATAGTTGTTTTTTAAAACTATTTGGTAACGCTTGTGTAATAGCCATATTTTGTTTCTCCTTATTGTGGTTTACGAACTATACGAGGCTCTCCATCTAGAAACTCATCAGTTCGTCTTCTTCCCATTTGTTCTAATGAGAATCCTTCGATAGCTTGCTTATATCTATTTTCATAATATTGCAACATATCATTTGGACCCTTTAAGAACCCATAA